GAACTGCGCCGGTCACGATTTGCTTTAGCGCGTCCCATGCCTTAGCCCAATCGCCGGTGAACAATGCGCTGATCAATCGAACAACGCCTTGGATCACGTTTAGTAGTCCGGTGATTAGGCCGACGATAGCGCCCACCATTCCCTGCACAATGGGGATCACTACGGGAGAAATGAACGTCCAAACGCCAACAATCAGATTTGCAATTCCCGTGACGATAGGCCCAATCTCGGTCTTTAGAACATTGAAGGTTTCCACCACTTTCCCGATAAGCGGCTGCGCCTGCTCTGCAAAGCCCTGTAGCGCGGGCAAAAGATTGTTTTTGAACAAGTCCCCAATGATCGTAATCGCGGGCTGCAGAGCCGCGAAAATCGGCGCTAGGGCGCTAGTAGCTCCGCCCGCCCCGGTAAGCCCATTCACAAGTCCTTGAATAGCTGGAATCACCGTACTGTTGACGTAGCTAAACGCTGCGGTGATCGCCGGTAGGAATGCCGTTCCGATTTGCGCTTTTATGTTAGCGAACTCCGCCGCTACGCGCTGCTGTTGACCCTGTAGAGTGTTGGATTCTTTAGCAAAGTTGCCGTGCGCGTCGGCGGTCTGCTTCATAATGAGCGAGAGTGTCGCCGCTTGGCTAGCTTCGGTAGACAGTGCCCCGCCGACCTTTTTGAATCCAAGGGCTGCTGCTTCGGCGTCAATCTTGGCTTGGTTTAGGCTGACGCCGTACTTTTCGATGGGGTCACGTTCACCCTTGAGGGCCGACGACAAAGCGCCCACGGCATCGGCTGACGTGCCGCCGAACATGGAAGATAGGTCAGCGCCGAGCTTGATCAGGTTGTTTGTTTTCGGCGCGAGTTGATCCATAGCGGTTCCGCCATTTTTCAACTGCGTTCCGATCAAGGTGCCCAGTTCGTTGTACTCATTTTGAGCTAGTCCAACGTCCTGCGCCGCGCCCTTCGCCCAACCATGCATTTGTTTGGACGACCCCTTGAACACCGTATCAATCGCGCCCATGGACTGCTGCAAGTCGCCAGCCATGCCCACGGCTTCGACACCGTATTTTACCAGCGCTGCGCCCGCTGCGGCGATAGCTGCGGCCCCCGCTACCTTGAGGAATCCGCCGATAGCATCCCGTGTCTTATTGATTCCCTGCACGGCTTTTCGGGCATCGGCTACGATCCGTAGCGACATAATAGCGGACTTAGCCACGTTATCCCCTTATTTAGTTTGAACTTAGTATTTTCTCCACGAAAAGCAAATGAAGAATTGTATCTAGATATTCCTCGGGAAGTTCCTCTAACAAGAGCGGCGACAAACCCGTATGGATTGCCGCCGCTGCTATGAATTCGGTTAGACCGCCGAGGTCTGGATTAAACCCAGACCGCTAACGTCCTCGTCCTCGTCATCTTCCTTGTCCGCGTCAGGATCTTCGATCTGTGCGTCGGTGATCGCTTCACAGAATGCGTCGAACCCAAGCGTGGTCTTTTCCAGTCGCGTCGCTGCGGCCCAGACCATGAACGCGGTCACGCTGAACATGTTTTCGTCCATGTCCCACTTGCGAACGCGAGCGGTGCGCTCTAGCTTGATCTTGTCGCCCGTGGTGATTCGTAGGTCAGTGACCACTACGCCGTCAAGCTCAAATGATCCAATTTGCTTCTTCACTATTTCCCCTTGATGGTATTTGAAATTTTCTGTACTTCGTCAGCATACACAGCTACCCACGCGGATTCTGTCGCCCGCGCCCCGGCATACATCCAGTGTTCACCGCCGAACGATCCGCGTATGCCACCTTCAGATGACGGCCAGCCCCAGTTATTGGGGCCAGCGTAAGGGCGGGACTTGAAGCCCGCCCTTACCACTGCATAAGACATGGTGCCGCTAGATCGAATCGTGCTTGCCATGCCGCCCGTTACTTTCGGGGCTTTAGCTGTTATGCCCCGCTGCGCTACGCGAGCAGTTGCCGCGTGAGCGTCTTTCATTCGACCCATGTCTATTCCAGCGGCACGCATACTAGCGCGCAGCTGACGCCCGCCTTCGACGGT